TGGTAGACGACACCTCAGTAACTGGTACTCCGACCTACACCAAGGGTACGAGTGTTTGCACCATGACGCTAAACAACGACAGTGCCATCGTCAACATTTGCAACCACTTTGGCGACGCGTTGGATTTCGACATCGACGACATCCAGACCGTTGAGATGCGAGTGCGGATCGGTGCCGCAACCTTTACCAGCGGTTCTATCCTTGTGTTCGGAGTCGGCTCAGCCCGCGACGATACGCCTGACAGTGTTGCTGCTCACGCATGGTTTCGGATGGAAGGTGCCAGAAGCACAACCATCTTAGATGTAGAAACTGACGATGGTGTGCGAGATGTGAGCGATGTTTCAACCGGCGTAGCTCTTGGAACCACGTTTAAGCGTTTTGTGATCGACTTCACTGGCGGCAAGTCCAACGTCAAGTTTTACATTGACGGACAGCGGGTCGCTCCTTCGCAGACGTTCGACATGTCAGGCTATAGCTCTGGACTACAGCCAATCATCCAGTTGCAAAAGACGGCCAACGGTAACGTTGATTCAGTAATCGTTGATTACGTCAAGGTAACTACACGCCGAGCTTAACCATGTCGCTTCGTGACGCTATAGCAGACGATGCCGCTGTTGTCTTTTTAGACACAGCGGCTTTTGCCGAAGAGGTAACGTATTGTCCACGACTGTTTCAGCAGGGCGATACGCGGCCAGATCGGACTATCAATGCTGTAGTGATGCGAGAAACAATGGCAACCGTGGCAGAGGATGGCGGGGCTACGGTCCTGCCGGTCTTTGAAGTTCACGTCGCCAATAGTAGCACGTTAGGTATTAGCTCGACGGAATTAGATACGGGTGGCGACCAGATCGAGTTTGCCGCGCGTGACGGAATGGATGCAACGAAGCGGGCTATAGTGCGGCTAGTCACTCAAGATCATGGAATGTTGGTGCTGGAATGCCGTTAGATGTGCCGGTCGACGAAGCGATAACCGAGGAAGTTGTAACGCTGCTTGAAGCGGAGTTAACAGACTTGGAAATTGTTAGGCAGACAAACCAAGTCGACGAGTGGACGCCAAAAAACGATCAGGTGGTAATTGTTCGGCATGCGTTGGAGCGACTACCGGAAATCGATTGTCCGGGTAATCCGCCAGCAATTGGCTACGAGATGATTTTGCACTTGCGACTCCATGTCATGCAGAGTGAGCATGACACAGAGCCGCTAGACAAGTTGATGAGCATATTGGCTGCAGACGTTCAGGCAGCATTGACGCAGGATTCAGGCTGGTATCACTGGGACGGCAAAGCAATCGATTCAGAGTTTGGAAGTTTTGAGCGGATATCGACAGACACAGGCTTTGCCGCTGCACTGCTACCGCTTCGAGTGCGATATAGAGTTAGCGAAAACAACCCCTACGAATCAAGGCTGTGAGCAATGCTGAACGTGCATTTAGACAAGCAGTCAGTCGCGGCAACTCGCAAGATACTTGAAGACCTTGGCGAAAGCTTTGACAAGGCTATCAACGTCGCGATCTCTAAGACCGTGAAGAAAGTAAAGACGCAAGCCAGCCGCAGACTAAGGCAGGTTATTGCAGCACCGACAAAGGTACTCAAGCGAGCAGTCACACGCGGCAAAGTTAGCAAGCGATCCAATGTTGTTTCGGTCACAGTTTACTTGCAAGCTGGCCATCCAATACCACTGAAATACTTCAAGCCGACATCACCGAAAAAAGGCAAGTTGGGCGTCATCGTCCAAGAGTTTGTCGGAACACGCCGACGCATTCCAGATGGATTTATGAACGACAAATGGGGCAAAAGCGTTTACAGGCGAGCCGGCAAAGAACGGAGACCACTTGACCTACAGCATGGCGTTAAGCCTGGCGACGTTATGCAAAGTCACGGAATAGACAGAGTTGCAGTCTCAGTCGCTAACGAAGAACTCCCAAAACAACTCAAAGAGCGAATCCGCTTTCTGACACTTAAGGCACAAGACAGATTAAGGAACCAAAAAAGTGCTACGTAAAAAACGACTGATTGCCATTAAGCATGAAACAACTCCAGGCACGGCCATTGCATTAGCTAACGGTGATGCAGCTTTCAATGCCTACGACATAACGATTACCCCAAATATCAACGTTGAAGAACACGTAAAGCCAGGCGGGTTTGACCGCAATGGCGGCAACCCAGGTGCTCGACAGGGTACATGCACGTTTAAGACGATGCTGGCGGCCACTGATTCAGCGGTGCCGACATGGGCAAGCGTTTGCCTGCCTGCGTGCGGTTGGAAGAATACGACTGGACTATTCGAGCCGGTAGCAGAAGCACCAGGGACTAACGCCAAGACGGTGACAATCGGCGTCTATTCAGATGGCAAGCTGTTTTCCATCTATGGTGCAATGGGAACTTTTCGGATCGTCTGTCCGAATGGGAGGCCATGTTACATCGAGTGGACATTTACAGGCAAATGGGCAGCGGTCACAGACACGGCATTGCTTACTCCGACCTATCCGACTGATACCGTCCTTCGGTACGCAACGGCGACTACCACATTTAACTCTGTGGCATTGTGCGTTGAGTCTTTAACTCTCGACGCAGGTAACACCGTCGTTATGCGCGAGTGTGCGACAGACGCTACAGGCTTTCACACGGCACTTGTCACCGATCGCTACAGCAAGCTAACAGCTAACCCTGAATCGGCACTTGTGGCGTCACGTAATCCGCACGGTCAGCTAGTCGCAGGAACCGAAGCAGCGTTCTCGCTGAGCATGGCGTATGGCACCGATAGCCTAGTGTTTGCGGCTACCAAAGCACAAGTGCTAAGCGTGGGTGATGGCAACCGAAACGGAATCATGGTTGACGACTTGGAGTTTGGTTTGAATACTTCGTTCTCGCTGGAGTTCGGTGCCTAATGCCTTTGTTCCTTGAACCAAATCAAGAATTTCCAGTCGTGCTGGACTGCGACAAAGACAAGCCAGCCGATTCTAGGCCGACGTTCCTGTGCAAGTCGCAATCGGGACGCGGCATGATTCGGATTGCCGAGTTCCTGGACGCGGAACGCACGGAAGGAATCGCCGACACGCTTGGCAAGTTCGCCGAGGAAATACTCGAGCATTGCGTCGGCTGGAAGCACATACCATACGAGTTCAATGCTGAGTCGATTGTCCAAGTGCTGAGTTATTTCGAGATGCGGGAACTGCTACGAAAAATCATGCTGAATCAGCACGTTACGCCGGAAGAAAAAAAAAGCTAAGAGTCGTCGCAGCAATTCGCACAGGCAAAATATGTGCGGGTTGCTCGTCGGTTAAATGCGTTGATGAGGGGACAGAAGAACAACCGCTGGAAATGGAATGCCCGCTTTGCAATGGTGAGGGTTGCACGGAGTGCGAGCATGGAATAGTTACGATCACCGGCTGCCCGCAGCAGTATTGCCGAAGCGTGGTAAAGGTGGCTCAGCTATCGACCTACAGCGAAAAAGGATTGTTGCCAATTGCCGGTGGTGTGCTCGACCAGTCAGCCTGGGTGATGGAAGCCATTAGTGTTTTGCAGCATGACGAAATGGAGTTTAGAACGCGATGAGCGACGGTGCAATTAAGATCGAGTTGACTGCTGAAGATAAAGCCTCGGCGGTGGTAAACCAAGCAGCACGCGAAGCCGAGCGAGCGGCTAAGCGTATAGAAAAAACTACGCAGGATTATAGTACCGCACTAAAGCTAGAGAAGATTCAGCTAGAACAGGGAGCAGAAGCAGCCGAAGCGTTTCGCTTGCAACTGCAAGGGCTAGATGAGCAAACCGCAAAAAATCTAGCAAGCGAAAAAGCTGCCATCGCAGCACAAAAACAAATGCAGGTAGCTATGGAGCAGTCTGCACAAGCAACCAAAGCTGCTAGCGAAAAGCTTACAGGAACCAAACAATCTTACATTAACGCTTTACGCTTAGAGCGAATCCATTTAGAGCAAGGTGCAGAAGCAGCCGAAGCGTATAGGCTAGAGTTGCAAGGTCTCGATAAAGCTACCGCACAAGCGTTAGCGCGTGAAAAGCAACTACTCACCGATCAAAAGCAGGCTATTTCTGCCGCTGATAAACACACACAGGCCACAGCTAGAAAAACAAAAGCATCCATTGAGTTTTTCGGGACAATTTCTAATTTCGCTGGTGGCGGTGCAATTAGCCAAGTATCCGGCCAGTTGGCTGGCTTGACGGAAAAGACATCGCAATTCGCAGAAGTCGCTAAAGAAGGTGGAGCAGCAGCACTAGCGATGCAGGCTGGCTTGGCACTTGCTGCCGGTAGCATTGGCATGAAGTTGGGGCAAGAAATCGGTAGCCTAGTTTTTCAGGTTGAACGATGGAATACGGAAGTTGAAAGAAGCATTATTCTTTCGGAAAAATGGACATCGAAGCTGGCTGGATTAAAGTCGCAGTCGGCATCGGATCGCATGTCGTTTTTCGACGCAATGCCGGAAGGTGAACAGGAGGAAAAGATTCGTCAAAGATTGCAGGCGATTTCAAAAGAGATAGCTGGCACTTCTACAAATCTGAGTAATGCAGAAAAGAAACTAAAGGAGCTACAGGAAGCGGATGTCGTCGGCAATGCAGATGGTGCAACGCAAAATTGGTTCTGGACTGATGCCAAGATAACCATGACGGAGTATTACAACAAACTGTCTGGTGAGCATCAAGCGTCAAAAAAAGAAGCTGAATCCGACATAAGGACGCAGCAAGCACTTTTAGATGGATTGAATGCAGAGAAAACTGCATTGGAAAGAAAAATCGGAATCGAAAAAGAATTAAAAGCACTACGAGAGCCAAGCGGCGGTAACTCTTGGCTAAAGCTAGGGCAAGAAGCAGCCAGCGACGTTGCCAGTGCAAATCGCGAGCAAGAGCAGTCACTAGAAAAGCTCAATCAGCTAAAAGACCGCGAGCTAGAAAAGCTGCAAGAGGAGATCACTTTGCTTGAGAGAGGCAAGGAAGCCGCTCACGCACTACGGTTAGAAAAACAAGGTCTCAGCAAAGAAGATGCCGCCGGTGTTGCGGCTGCACAGGCAAAGCTGGATGAACTAAATGAACTGAAGAACCAAAACAGTCAAGCACTGACGCAGTCTACTCAGCCATCACCTGAACTACAGGCCAACGAATCGCGGCTACTGACCACTGGTAGAGATTCTAGCTTGGACACTCAGAAAGAAATCGCCAAGCTACAGGAAGAGCAAAAGAAGATTGCCGAACAAAGCCGCACGCTGCTCGCCT